TCAACCCAGCTGATCTTCCAGTGCCGACTGCGCGCAATGTTCGGCTCGAATGCGGCTGCGCGGATCATGGCCAGCGCCTCGTCGAGCAGTTCGTTACTTATCGCCAGCACCGCTCATGGTGGCTGCACATGCGGCAACGAAAATCTTGCGGGTCGTCGTAGGCGCGCGGGAGCAGCTCACCGGCTCGGGTCGCCTGGATGATGAAGGCGGCCCGATCGCTCCATTCCTGCGCGCGCTCGGCAGAGAACGGCACCCAGAAGTGCAGCCGCTCGCAGCTGTCGGCATTGGTGACCGTGAACAGTGCGGGATTGGTCTTTTCGAGATAAGCCTGATAGAGCGCGACCTGCGCGGCGTATTGCGGAAATGCTTTCTCAAGCCCGTCGCGCTCGATCGTGCCCCAGTTTTTCCTATTGGTCGCCTTGTGCTCCCAGAGGAACGGATAATTGAAGTAGGCGCCGCCCAACAAGTTTGGTCCGGCAATGATGATGCCGTCGGCGTGGCCGCGCAGGCATCCATTCACAGCGGAGAACGCCAGCGCCTCGGAAGGCGCAAACTTGAAGCCGGCGGCGATCAGGTGCTGACGTGCGACGTCCTCGAAGTAGTGGCCGCGCCCGAAGATATCGCGCACGCGGGCGGACAGCGTGGGTTTGCACCACCAGTCAAATTGAACCTTGCGCAGGCACTCCGCGCCGACGATGCTGGCGCCGAGGTATGGTCGCGGTAGCTCGGCATTTGTGGCGGCAGTGCGCTCGATCGCATCGTTGATGGCGACGTTGATCGGTTCGAGCGAAAGGCTGGCGCGATTGAGGTTGAGCATGGCTAGAGCTCGATCGGGTCGTCCAATTCGTCTGGAGTCATCAGTGGTCCACCCGCCGCCGCATTGGCCTGGCGTGCGATGGCGCTGGTGCTGGATTTTCGGGTGATGCCGCTATCGCTGAAGTCGCGCGTGATCATGGCTTTGCGGATCAACCGCATGGCGACCAGCAGGAACTCTACCATGGTCTCGCGTGGCCAAGCGCCGAGCGGCTGCGTCCAGTCGATGTCAGGACAGGCGGCAGCGAGCTCTGGCAGAATCGTCGCCACCGCACCGGCGTCCCAGGGTTGAGGATCGAGGGCGGTCATCCGGATGGTGCGGTCGGTGTCGAGTTGTTCCGCGGTTGCCTGCTCCGCCCGCATCGAAATCCAGGCGAATAGGATGGCGGCGACGATCCAGCCCCATTCGATGTCGCTGAGGCGGCCGACCGGAGTGCCGGGCGGAATCGGACCACCATCCTCGACGACCGCACGCGCGCCGGCGACGGCAGCGGCGCTAGCACGCCGCTGCCAGACATCCTCGATCGCGGCCGGTGAGACTTGCGGGATGGTGCGGGTCTTCATCACGCCCACACCGGTTTCTTGACACCCGGGGTAGGCGGTGCGGCTGGATCAGGCGAGGGCGAAGGCGCCACGGTCGCGCCAGCGCCGCTGCCGCCGTTAAAAGGGGGCGGCTGATCAACCGGGTGCCAGTCTTTTTTGTCCGGCGTAATGATCACGGCGATGACGTTTTTGTCCGGATAGCTCTCGCCCGAGCCGTCGTTTCTCGGCTTGCCCTTCTCGACGCCGATTCGGGCGACGAAGATGATGTTGTCGAAGTCCTTGAGCTCGGCCGTGCGGCGGGCCCGGGCCTGGCCGCTGAGGTCGTCGGGCTTGATCCCGCGCGCCGATTCGAGGATGCCGCGCAGGACACCGCGAGAGATCTCCACGGCCTGGGCGTGCCCGGGGGTCGTGCCTTCGAGCACGAGGTTGGTCCAGAACTTCCGCCGCGCGTAGGGCCCATCGACGAGCACACATTCGAGGTCCAGCATTTCGCAAGCGCCGTCCTTGGAACGCTTGAGCAAGCCGCCCTCGCCGGCGCCGCCGGGGCGGATGCGGAGTTGCACGCTGGCGACCGTGCCGATGGGGATGAGCTCAAGATCGCGTGGCGGGGGAGCAGAGCTGTAATCGTAAAGCATCATGCATTCTCCTGTGCTTAAGCGGCTTTCACCGGCGCCGCTGCGACCGGGATCAATTTTGCGATGAGCTTGCCGAGGTCGGGCGGCTCGAGTTGTTCGAGCCGACCGCTGCGGTCTTTTGCGGGATATCCCCACGGGTTGGGTACGGTGCACACGAAGGCGCGCACGGGCCTGGCGTCGCCGAAGTCGACCCAATTCATTGTGATAACCTGATCGACGATGGCGGGGAGTTCGCGCCCGGTCTTGCCGCCCTCGAGCTGCGGCCGCCATTCGATGAAACGATTGAACTCGTCGACAACCTTTTCCAGCACCGCGACGAAGACGACGTTCTTTTCACGGGCGTGCTGCAACTGCTGCAGCCAATGCACCATCTGCCGCCCGTGCAATCCATAGGCGGCGCGGGTGTCTTTCGCGCCTGTGCGCGCGGAGGTCGCCTCCGGCATTTGCTCGGCGTGACGAAAAGAGAGCCGAGTGATCTCGGTGATGCTGTCGAGGAAAACCGTGTCGTAGGTGTCAGCCTTTGGAAGAGCCCCACCGAGGGCTTCGTAATGCGCCGCGCTGTAGGCGCTTGTCGGTGGAAAGCTTGGGTTCGGCCCGCCGATCCTGCATGCGAGGTCAACGGCGATGCGCCAGTCATCGACGCGAATGGTGTCGACCGGTATATCGCGCACGGACAAGTCGCCGGCCTCGGCGTCGATAAACAGCGTGTGCTTAGGGTCAACTGTGCGCAATAGGCTCGTCTTGCCGACGCCGGTTGGACCGGTGATCAGTATCTTGGCGCCGCGCTTCTCGGCTAGGCGTTCGTCTGCGCCGATGATCTTCATGGCGTGGTTCCTTTCGCGCGTTCCGCCATCGCGACGACCTCGGCGGCGAGGTTGAGCGTGGCGACGACGAGCAAGGGCTTGCGGTCGGCGCGGATGACGAGAAAGTCGCTACCCGCTAACCAGGCATAGAGGCGGCTAAGCCCGTTGCCGCGGCACTTGGCTTCGCCGCGCAGGTCACGGCCGAGCGCCGGCACACTGATGTCGCCACCGAAGCGCCCGCGAGCAGCGCCGGAGAGCGGGACGCGCTCGCCGGAAAGGCCGGCGTCGGTCGCCTTGCTTATGGCGATAACCACGGCCGCCGGCTTCGGCGGCTCTGTCGACTCCGGTTCCGGTAGCTTTTTCTTGGTGACGAGCCGGACCGCTGCCCGAAGGCTCAACTCCCCTACACGCTCGATCTCGGCTTCGATCTCGGCCCGGTGGCGGGCGAGCTGCATGTAGAGCATTCCCGTCCGTACACTGAGGGGGCAGTTCTCCCCCAGCCAGCTCTTCCACCCGGTTGTGACGTGGTCTTGCGCCTCGATCAGGGCTTCACCGACCTCGAGATCGTGGTGCAGCGCGTTGCACCGATCAGCGCGGGAGGCTTGCAGAGCGGAGCGGATGCGCTGAGCGAACTCGGCAAGCTCTTGACGAGCGGGAGAATAATCCGACATGAGGGGCTCCTCCTAGCGAGGGAAAGAAAGAAGTCCTCCGCGTCGTTGTTCTTCGAACCCAGCGACGCGGAGGGCTTTCGTTTTTCAAGCAGCTTTAGTGGGGCGAGCGCGACGCCGACGACGCGTGGGTTGTTGGCGCGAATTCTTGGCCAAGAACTGGCCGGTAACCAGGGCGGGGCTTGCAGGGAAGGACTGGGGGCTGTAATTGAGCATAGCTTTGCTCCTGGTTTAGCGACCTTGGGGCGCAGCAGCCCTCGCAGACTGCTTTGCCGATCGGTGGTCGCACCCGATCGGAAACGAGACACGAAGGCCCTGCCGGTGTTCGAACCCACCGCGCGGGGTCTTCGGTATTTCAGGGGGGTGCGTCGGTCTTCGCCGTGGTGCCGGCCGGACAAAATTTCCGGCCGTTGATCCGCAGCGGCGGCGGCAGGATTCCGGCATCGGTCCAGCGCTCGACCGTGCGAACGCTGACCCGGTGTCGCTCCGCAACGACCCGGGTCGGGTCCAGCGAAGTGGCCTCCCGCTCAGCAGCAGGTTCTCGGTTTTTGCGTGACATGGAAGACTGGCTCCGCGATCTGGTTGCCACGTCGCGGAAAGTACGTGGAGTTCGCGTCACCGGGAAAGGTACAAAATCGCGTCGAATTTGTACCCCCGATCGAACAGGCGGCGATCACGCCTGTCATCGCCAGCGTGCTGGTAACCAACACCCCGGTGTTCACGGCCGTGAACACGTCGACACCGCGGTGGTGGTGACCGTGGGAGCGATGCCCTTTTCAGGGTCGTGGTTTTTTCCTGGCCCGCCGCTCGCGTTTAAGAAATTGCGCCAGCGCTTCGGGTGACGGAAACCCAAAAAAGTCGGCGACAGCTTCGAGAGAGGTCGATTCGGGTTGCCGCTTCCCCGCTTTCGCCCAAGTCTTATTTTTCCTCCCAAACTTGGCGAGCGAATATACACTCTCAATAAGTTCTAGCTCACGTTGCCGGTAGACCTTTTGCCG